AAGATCCATCCTCACCCGGTCTGGGTTCCAGGTTCGCCCTCTACTACAGTGCCTTCTTCGCGGGGGCACCAATCGGGGCCATTCCGATTCGGGATGTCCCTTCTCAGACCTTCAGCATCGTCCTCTGCGGGCAGAACTGCACCATCACGCTCTATACGAGGTAGTCAATGTCATCCCCACTTTCGTTCTCCTCGAAGATCCTGACTGCGAGCATCACGCTCGGGAGCGGGACGTTCGACGGCAAGAACAACATCAAGTTGATCAGTGGGCTGCGCATGACTGTGAAGATCAAGAAGAGTGGGCACCCATCGAAGAACGAATGCACCATCGAGATCTTCGGCATGCCTGAAGGCGACATGAACAAGCTCGCCACCCTTTCGTTCAAGGCCTTGAAGGTGGCCAAGAATCGCATCCAGGTCAGTGCTGGGGATGCCAGCGGAATGGCCGTCGCATTCCAGGGTGAGATTTCCGACGCGTCTGCTGACTACGGGAAGGCTCCAGACATGGGCTTCCAGATCAAGGTTGTGACTGGCCTATACAACTCGGTGGCTCCGTCTGCCCCTCAGAGCGCGTCTGGTGGGTCATCGGTGGCATCCACGATGCAATCCCTGGCCTCGCAGATGGGATACGGATTCGAGAACAACGGGGTTAGCTCACAACTGCACAACCAGTATTTGCAGGGCAGCGCGCACGAGCAGGCCGCGAGCGTGGCCGATGCTGCTGACTGCGAATTCGGCGTGGATGACAACGTCCTGTTCATCGCTCCTCGAGGACAGCCGCGCGGCGGCTCGGTCCCAATCATCTCCGCAGCCACGGGCATGAAGGGCTACCCGAAGTTCACCAAGAAGGGCATCGAGATTGAGTGCCTCTACAACCCATCCATCCGGCTCGGGGGTCTCGTGCAGGTGCAGAGCAGCATTGCGGTGGCCTGCGGCAGGTGGCGCGTGAACAACCTGGAGCATGACCTGGAGTCCCTCAAGCCGGGGGGCAAGTGGGAGACAAAATTCAAGGCCTCTTGGGTGGGTGAGTGACATGGCAGACGTGATCAGCCAGCAAGAATTGGCAACCGAGAACAGCCCCGAAAACGCGCTCGCGTTCGTCATCAAGCGTGCCCTGGAGAAGCTGAACGTCGCCACCCTGGTTCAGGTGGCCCCCGGCTGGACACCCCCCTCTGGCGTGGCCCCAGTGGGCTTCGTTGACGTGACTCCACTGGTCAGTCAGGTGGATGGTTCCGGCACCTCCTGGCCCGCCACCACGATCTGGAACGTGCCCTATCTGCGGATCCAGGGTGGTGCCAACGCGATCATCTGCGATCCACAGCCCGGTGACACCGGCTTCTGCCTCTTCTGCGACCGAGACATCTCCAGCGTGAAGGCCACCGGGGCAGTGGCTGCTCCTGCGTCCAAGCGTCGGTTCAACTTCGGGGATGCGCTCTACTTCGGCGGCTGGAACCTGAACACCGTGCCCACCAGCTACGTGCAGGTGACTCCCAGCGCCATCAACATCGTGAACCCCACCAATGTCACGGTGAACGCTGGTAGCCAGATCAATCTGGAGATAGGTGGGACGCCTGTGGCTACGGCAACCTCCGCACTCTTTACTGTATTGACCAACCTGCTTTGTGAACAAGGCATCCAGGTTCTCGGCAATGCATCCGGCGGCAGCGGCACATTCAACGTCAGCGGCATCATCCAGGCAACTGGTGAAGTAAAGTCCGGCACGCACACCCTGACCGCGCACACGCACAGCGGAGTTCAGACAGGCGGCGGCAGCACCAACACCCCCACAGGATAATTATGACCACCCTCATCAGCACCCTAGCACTCAGCAACCCCGTCACGGCGGCGGTTCCGTGGGATCTCTACGTGGACAACCTGGGGAACATCGCGACCAACACGCAGGCCGCAGCCGTGGCGCAGGACGTGGCTTCCGCGATCAAGGTCTTCAGCGGGGAGATCTACCTGGATACCACGCAAGGAATTCCGTATCTTTCGGAACTGTTCGTGAGCAACTTCGGTGCGCCCGTGGTCGGTGCTCTTCTTGAGCAGGCCGCTCTCTCAGTTCCGAACGTGGTTACGGCTCAGTCATCCAACGTGGCAGTCAACAATCGATCTGTCACTGGAACGGTGAACATCCTCGATGTAAATGGGCAGGCTTCTGGAGTCATACTATGAGCACCAATGTTCCTGTTCCAGTCCTTACCGCGACCGGCTACTCGATCCCGACCATGGCGCAGATTCTCCAGGGTGTGGTCCAGGACATGCTGGCCGCGTTTGGCCCTGCGCTGAATCTGAGTTGGATCCCGCAGAATGGCCAACCGAACAGCAGCCTGTCCACGCCGCAAGGGCAACTTGCCACCTCGTGGTCAGCCGCGATCTTTGATTGCTACTCGCAGTTCCTGGCCATCGCGTCCCAGGTGGACCCGCAGTATGCGCAAGGACTCATGCAGGACGGCATCGGAAACATCTACTTCATGACGCGCTACCCAGCTACCGGCACACAGGTTCCTGGCACTGTGACCGGACTCGCTGGCACGGTCATCCCGACCTTCCAGGCTGTAGCCACTGATGCCAGCGGCAACCTCTACTCGTGCTCGGTCGCTGGCGGTGCAGCCACCATCGCGGTAGGCGGCACCCAGGTGATCTTCACCAACCTCTCCACTGGGCCTGTCGCGTTCGTTGGTCCGATGACAATCTCCCTCACCACTCCGGGGTGGGATGCGATTAGCATCAGCCCCGGAGTGGTGGTCGTGCTCGGCTCAAACATCGAGTCCACACAGCAGTTCGAGACGCGCAGGCAAGGTTCTGTCGCGATCAATGCGAACGGCATCGCCGCGTCAATCAAGGCCGCGATTCTCGCACTCACGCCCACGTACATCCCAGGATCGGTGTATGTGGTGGACAACCCCAGCAGCGTCTCAATCACGCAGGGCGGCATCGTCCTCCCGCCGAACTCGGTCTACGTCGCGGCCTACAACTTTCCGGCCTACGCACCGTGGACCCAGGTGAACACTACGATCAACGGAGTGATCACTCCGACGTGGCCGATCAGCAGCGTGGCCCAGGCTATCTTCGCGAAGAAATCGCTCGGATGCAGCTATGCTCCTTCGGCCATCATTAACGGCACGGTCACTGGTGTGGCACCTCTCACGCTCACCGTGAACTCCACATCATCCGGGCAGGTGGCCATCGGGCAGACTCTACTCAATGCCGCGCTCGGTGGTGTGCCCTACATGAATGGCACCACACCCGTGGTGATCACTGGTGGGTCCGCGCCCAACTGGACCATGAACTTATCCCCCGGCACGATCACCGCAGCCACCTTGTGGCTCGGCACCACGAACACGGTGGTGGACCCAACCTACCCCACCCCGCAGCCATCCTACAACATCACCTTCACCATTCCGGTGCAGGTGCAGATCAACATCCAGGTGACTCTGGCCCAGGCCAGCAACCCACCCCAGAATGCCCAGACCCTGCTTCAGGCCAGCACAGGCCTACCGCTGGCGTTCAGCGGCCTTGATGGCTACCCCCCGGTCAGCCAGATCGGCGCGACGGTATTCGCATCGCGCTTCTACACGACCGTGGCGCAGACCATCCCCGGAGCGTCCATCGTCAGCATCCTGGTCGGCACAGGATCGCCAACCCTCTCGCAGCAGCCGATCAACATCAACCAGATCCCAGTCATCGGGACCATCACCGTGGTGTATGTATGATCACAGGCGGCGGCTATCCCTTCATCACGATCACGGCATCCCTGGCCAATGGTCTACTGACAGTCACGAGTGTGATCAACGGAACCTTGTCCAATGGCCTGATGGTGGGTGGGCTTAACGTCCCAGCTAACATGTTCATCACAGGACAGAACAGTGGAGCCCCCGGAGGCACGGGAGTCTACACCGTGGGCTGCTACAGCAACGTGAACTTCGGGAGCAACCAGTTCTTCCCCACACCCGCTGCCCCGGTGGCTCCAAGCATTGCGCTCACCAGCCAGCAGATGCTGGTAGCTCCGTGGACTCTGAACATTAGCGAGACTCTGATCTCGCAATATGCGAACTCACCAACCATCCTCGCGCTCATCAACAACGCGAATCAGTATGCGGACCCGCAGACCAACCTGTTCAATTTCTACAATCAGGTCTGGAACGTGAACTCCGCTGTCGGCTACGGACTCGACGTGTGGGGCCGCATCGTCGGCGTGAGGCGCAATATGCTGGTGAATCAGGCCGCGTCCTTCTTCAACTTCAAGGAGTCCGGTATTGGCACCCCGTTCGGCCCTGGTGGCGTCGCTCCGTTTACTGCGGGTGTGACACCATTCGGAGGGGGTATCTACCGCCTCAGCGATGCGCTGTATCGCCCGCTGATCATGGCGAAGGCGCTGGCCAACATCTCGATCTGCACTGCGATGTTCCTGAACGGCATCCTCAAGGCACTGTTTGGCGGGACTGTGTGGTGCTCAGATACAGGCGGCATGGTCATCAACATCTACTTCCAAAGTCTGAACCTCACACAACTCGCGATCCTCACCACGTCTGGAGTGCTGCCCAGACCAGTCGGTGTGCTGATGCAGGCACAGACGGGCTACACACTCGGGCAGACTTTCCTGTTTCGAGAAGCGAGCACGTTCTACGGCACTCCATTCGGCTTCAATTCCCTCTACAGCAACAGCGGCCCCGGTGGCGAACTGTTCAATGGCATCACCACAGTCATCAATAACTAAAGGAGCACCGCATGTCCCTAGCCTTTCCAAATCTGATGCCCCAGCCGTGGTGGTCTGGCGGT